CGCTAAGGTGCGAGGATTGATCGCTCACGCACTTGATCCGCGTTCGATGGTGGGATAATGCCCGTTGCCGTCACTACTCTTAGAACCACATTAGCCACCGCTCTAGTCGATAACGCTAAGTGGCAAACCTTTGCCTTTCCACCTGCAACAGTCTTGGCTAATTCTGTAATTGTCTCTCCAGATGATCCTTATTTAACGCCTAGCAACAATCAACATATTGGCATTAGTCCAATGGCTAACTTCAAGGTCATCATGACTGTTCCACTGTTCGACAATGAGGGAAACCTTAACGGCATCGAGGACACAGTCTGTGGCGTGTTCGCTAAGCTCGCTGCCTCATCTTTGACCTATAATGTAAGCGCGATAAGCGCACCAAGTATTCTCAACGCTGCATCGGGAGACCTTCTCAGCTGCGAGATGTCCGTATCAATCCTAACGAGTTGGAGCTAAACATGTCCGAGTGGGAACAAGAAAACGCTGACTTCCTGAAGAAAATCGGGCAAGTAAGCACACCAGCACCAAAGCCAGCACCTACCAAGAAAGACGAGGAATAATCTCATGGCTGTATTTCTAAATAACAAAGTCGGTGTGAAGATTAACTCCGTTGATCTTTCAGACCATGTCACAAGTATTACTCTAAATCGCACATTTGACGAATTGGAAGTCACAGCGATGGGTGACACAGCACACAAGTTCGTTAAGGGCTTGGAAGCATCATCCGTAACAATCGACTTCCTAAATGACACAGCATCAGCGAATGTATTGGCAACACTACAAGCTGCATGGGGTACAACAGTCACATGTGTATTCCTACAGGAAAAGGGAACAGCAGTATCTGCTACTAACCCTCTCTACACTGTCTCACTTCTAGTGAACAACACAACAGACATCAATGGTGCTGTTGGTGATATGTCTACACAGTCAATCACATTTACTGCTAACTCAACAGTTGCAGTAGCCAGCACAGGCACATTCTAAACAAACTATAAAGGGGCAAACTCATGGCAAAACTAAAGATAGTTCGTACAGATGGAAGCGTATTGGAAGGTGAAATCACTCCAGCAGTGGAGTACTCATTTGAGCAATACGCTAAAAAGGGCTTCCATAAGGCGTTCCGCGATGAAGAAAAGCAGAGCGATGTCTATTGGTTAGCATGGGAAGTAACACGCAGGTCAGGTGAATCTGTTAAGCCTTTCGGGATTGAGTTCATCGAGACACTTAAGAGTGTCGAGGTTCTAGACTCAGACCCTTTAGCTTAAAGCGCGATCTTCCATTCACCTATCTAATCGCTAGGCTAAGCATTAGGTTGGGAATCGCGCCACAGCAGTTGTTGGATCTAGATAAGACCATGCTCGATGCATTAGTGCAAGGGCTCAAGGATGAAGCGAAAGAGGTGAGCGATGCCAGCAAGCGTAAAGGGCGGCGTTAAACTTCGCAAGGCTCTCCGTGCGTTCGCTCCAGATCTTGCCAAAGAAACCCAGAAGGAAATCGCTGGGGCTCTCAAGCCTATTACTAAAACCGCTAAAGGCTATTTCCCTGACGATGGTCAAGTGCTAAGCGGATGGCTTGCTAGAGAAAACTCTCAAGCTCGATTCCCTAGTTACAATGCTCGCATAGTTAAGGCTGGCGTTGGCTATAAAACTTCACCTTCTAAGCCTAATCGTAGAGGTTTTAGATCACTTGCTCGCGTATTCAATAAGAGTGCTGCTGGAGCGATCTATGAAACTATGGGGCGTAAGACCCCGAGCAGTCGCTTTGTACAAAATCAGAGTAGCAAGTACGGCTCATCCATGAAGGGTGATGGCAAGATGGAAGGTCGAGCCTTATTCCGTGCCTATGAAGAAAATAATGGCAAGGCAAGAGATGCAGTCCTAAACGCTATCAAATCGGCAGCAGACAAACTCAATGCAAGAGCGAAGGTGTAACTCATGTCTAACATAGTCATTGATATTGCAGCGGAGTTCACAGGCAATAAAGCATTCAAGCAAGCAGAATCAGCAACCGATAAATTAGGCAAGCAAGCCAAGAAACTCGCAGCAGCTTTTGGACTTGGACTCAGTGCCACAGCAATCCTTGCTTATGGTAAGGCCGCAGTCAAAGCAGCAGTAGCCGATGAGAAAGCCCAGAAGCAACTTGCCCTAGCTCTTAAGAATGTTGGACTTGGTAGAGATGCAGCAGCATCCGAGGCATACATTCAGAAGTTACAAAGCGAGTTCGGCATTGTCGATGATCTTCTCCGTCCTGCCTATCAGACCCTAGCCGTAGCCACGCGGGATTCTGCCGAGTCACAAAGACTGCTTAATCTTGCATTAGACATAAGTGCTTCAACTGGCAAGGACTTAGGGGCAGTCACTACAGCCTTAAGTCGTGCGTATTTAGGCAATAACACAGCACTTACTCGCTTGGGTGTAGGTATCTCAAAGGCTGATCTAAAGACTAAATCTTTTGTAGATATAACCGAGCAACTTGCTACAACTTTTGCAGGAGCAGCAACAGAATCTGCAAATAGTCTTGCTGGCCAGATGGCTAAATTGGAAGTTGCATCTGCTAATGTTCAAGAGATCTTGGGCAAGGGCATCATTGATTCCTTAATAATCCTAAGTGGCAATACCTCAGTAGATGAACTAGCGACAGACATGGAAACGGCTGCAACTAATGCCGCAGCATTCTTGGCGACTCTTAGCGAAATTGTGCGAACAATCAATGCTCCACTTATGGCCGTATCTGGAAGCCTTGCAGACTTTATTGAAAAGACAGCACCATTTGTTAATTTAATTATTGAGGGTGATCCTTCTGGATTCATGAAGAAGAAGCCAAAGCCTTTTACTACACCTATGACCATTTCAGGTCAGAGTCAAGTCCAGCAACAAGCTAAGATTACTAAATTGGTTCAGCAGCAAGCAGCAGCTCAAGCCAAGATCACAAAGGACAAAAAACTTCAGCAAGCCATCGATAAGGCTAACCTTGCTCTTAACAAGGGTACAGAAGTCTTTGACATGGACAAAATTCAGATTGCAGCAGCTCTTACTAATCAGGCTGAGCAATTAGGCAAGGCAACATCCAGCGCACAAATTATGCAAATTGCTAACGATACCGCTCGCCTCAATGTCAAGCGTTCAATCCTCGCCCTTGAAGATGCTATTGCTGCTAAAGATGAAGCAGCCATCATTGCTGCAACAGCTAAACTCAATGCAGATCTTAAAGTTCTTGGTACTTTAACTGGTCAAAAAGTTACACTAACTAACATCGAATCAATTCTTGCAGGCTTAAAGCCTAAAGATTTAATTAACCAAGCCAACCTAGATGAAGCTATGCGTAAGATTCAAGAAATGCTAAGACTTCTTGCACTCGTTAATGCTCAGGTCAAAGTTCCAATTCCAAAAAGTTCAACATTAGGATCTGGTATTCCATCGGGTGATTACATTGCACCTATTCCTATGGAAGTGGGAACAAGTGCATCTATCGCAGCCCTTATTGAAGCTTCTGAGGCAATTCAAGGTAGAGCCGATGCTTTTGCTTATTTATTAGATTTACAAACAAAGGCAGACACGGAAGCGCTCATGTCTAGTTCATTAGCCTTGGGAACAGTTGCACAATTATTTAGCACCCAAGATGTAGCGAGAAGCTCTTTATTGGCTGGTCTTTCAGGCGGTGCAGGTGTAGCAGGTGCCGTTAGCGGATCTCGTTACGCAGCACAAGCTGCTAATTATTACAACATTACAGTTCAGACTGGTATTGGGGATCCAAATGCCATTGCTGAGACAATTCAACAATACATAGTTGATGCCACTGATCGTGGAACACTACGAGGTGGATCCACTTTATGACATGGCTTCCAGAGTGGCGAGTAACAGTAGGTGATGATGTTTATACATCTGTCACTTCTGTCTCTTTTGCATCTGGTCGTTTAGACATTGATCGGCAACCTACCGCAGGTTACTGCCAAGTAACAATAGTTAATACAGACAATTCACCTTTCACCATCAATGTAACTGAGCCAATTACTTTAGAGCTTAAAAACTCATCTGGCACTTATGTCACTGTATTCGGTGGAGAAGTCTCAGACTTTAATATCGGGGTCAGAAGTCCAGAAGAGTCAGGCTATGTCACTACTGGCACGATTCTAGGCATTGGCTCACTGGCTAAACTGACTAAGGCTGTCTATAACACAGCCCTTGCAGAAGGCTTAGATGGCGCACAGATTGCAGAGATTCTAAGTGCATCTCTAAATCTCACATGGAATCAAGTGACCCCAACTGTTACATGGGCAACCTATCCAGCAACTACGACATGGAATGAAGCAGAGAGCTACATCGGTGAAGTGGACTCGGGCTTCTACACGATGATTGCCCTTGCAGCTAGTGCCTCTGCTAAATCTCAGACTTTGACAGATCAGATCGCTAACAGCGCACTGGGTCAGATGTACGAGGAAAAAGATGGAGATGTCTCTTATGCAGATGCAGACCACAGATCTAACACCCTCTCAACAAATGGCTACACTTTCCTTGATGGGGCGTATGCAACACCAAGCTCTATCACCTCAACAACTCAGGTTGCTCGTATCCGTAACAGCCTTATCTATCGCTACGCAACAGGATACGGAAGCACCTACAGCACCTCTGATAGCGACTCTATAGCCTCTTATGGCCTCTTTGAGCGTTCATTCGACTCTAACATTAAAAACCTTGCGGACATTACTGACATCGCCAATAGAGAGCTTAATCTAAGGCGTGTACCTAAGGGCTCATTAGGGGCAATCACCTTCCGCCTAGATAATCCAGACATGAGCAGTGCGATGCTTGACAGTCTGATCGGGGTTTATTTTGGTCAGCCTATGCTTATCAATAATCTGCCTAGCAATTTGCTGGGTGGCACATTCGATGGCTTTGTGGAGAATGTTGCACTTAGAGCGACCCCTACCTATGTGGATCTAACTCTTTACATCTCAGCTACAGAGTTCTCGCTCAGCACGACACAATGGGACACAGTAGTCCCTAGCACAATCACATGGGCTACCACAAATGCTACACTTATCTGGAACAACGCGACAGGAGTACTATCTTAAATGGCAACAAGTCCGAACTTTAACTGGCCAGAGCCAGACAACACAGATCTGGTAAAGAATGGCGCGCTCGCTATTCGTACGGCTGTCAATGCCATTGATACTTCGTTAGTCGATCTCAAAGGCGGCACAACTGGTCAAGTGCTTGCTAAGGCATCTGGCACAGACATGGACTTTTCATGGGTCACAGATGCCACAGGTATTCCTGCAACTATCTTTGATGCTAAGGGTGACATCATTGCTGCAACAGCAGCAGACACAGCTTCACGCCTAGCGGTAGGTACAAATGGTCAAGTGCTTACGGCAGACTCAACTGCTGCAACTGGTATTAAATGGGCAACTCCAGCAGGCGGCGGCGGTAAAGTTTTGCAAGTTGTGTCGGCTACAACGACAACTTCAACAACGATTGCATCAACATCATTAACTGACACAACTATTACTGCCACAATTACCCCAACAAGTGCAACTTCTCAAATCTTGGTGATTGTTTCATATCAATCTTATGTCAGCAAAGCTGCTCCTAATATGTTTTTTGGAGCAAAATTACTTCGCGGAGCAACAGCTATTCTAGATTATGGAGATTATAATTTTCTTGGATACGAAGTCGCATCTTCTGCTGCTAGTTATTATCGGGCTACGGGCACAATAAGTAAGCTTGATAGTCCTAGCACAACCTCTGCTACTACCTATAAATTACAAGCAAAATGTGAAGTTACGACTTCATCTCAAAGTATAACTTTTCAAGATACTAGCGCTCCATCTACAATAACACTTTTAGAAATAGGTGCATAATGGCAACAAATTACGAAGTTCTGGGTATGCTAATTCCTAATGGTGGGTATGTCCAAGTAGGAACAGAATACGAAGGCATAGAATTCATTGAATGTGAGCCAATTACCAAAGCGCAATTTGAGGCAGGCTTTGCTCAATATGATGCTTGGAAAGCCGAGCAAGACGCACAAGCCGCAGCAGATAAAGCAAATGCAACTGCAAAACTTACTGCGCTTGGTTTGACAGCAGATGACTTAAAGGCACTCGGATTATAAGTGAAGGTAAAGCTCTCTAAGGCTGCGATTCAGTTACGAGAACAGATCGATGACTCGTTCCCAGATCGTGACCGCG